CTGCAAAGTCATTTACAGAAGCGGGAGTTGTCTAATGGCAGCTAAGAAAATCACAGCAAAAGCAGCATACGCAGCAGCTGAAAAGGCTGAGCCAAAAAAGGAAAAGGCTCGCGAACTTGCTAAAGGCAAGGCAATCCTAATGAAGAAGAAGGCAAAGTAAATGGCAGCAAAGAAAGGAATGGGCTTCGCCGCAGCGCAGAAGTCAATTGCTAAGAAGCCAGGCGTTTCAATGGAGTCAGCGGGAGCGATCCTCGCTTCATCTACTCGTAAGGCTAGCCCATCTGCAAAGAAGGCTAATCCAAATCTCAAGAAAGTCCTACCAGTAAAGAAGGGTAAATAACATGTGCGTAGAGTGCGGTTGCAATAGCAGCATGGTCGGCAAGGCTAGCGACAAACTAACAGGTAAGCCACAAGATCCATACGGTCAGTATGACGGCGTTGGCGGAACTAAGTAATTAACCAATTTTAGAAAGGATCTGATATGGCATTAACGGATGGCAGAACTGCTGTTTATCATTTGAACAGGTTAGCAGGCACCCTCATTGGGGATGTGCCACAACTTGACTTTAATGGCGCAGCAAACGTTTGGGCTTTTAATGTAACAGGCAAGAATTACAGCCGTGGAATTGATGCTTTGAATCAGATCTATGCTTTCCGCAATGGTGGAAAGAATTATTACTACGATACTCCTGGTGCCTTCAATGCCCTCGCTGGCACTTTTGGTCTTGGCGAGGCAGAAGCAGCAAGAAGGATTACATCGTGACAACATTTGCAAACATCATTGACGAGACGGCCCTTGCCCTGACTGGTTATACCAACCGCCAGGATCAGGCCACTTACCTAACATCTCCCTTGAGCTCAACCGCTACCACATTTACAGTTGCCGATGGCACCGTGCTAACCCGTGGTTTAGTTGAGATTGATGACGAACTTATCTGGGTAGACTCATTTGACCGTACTACAAATACGGCAACTGTCCCCGCCTATGGCCGAGGGTTTCGTGACACGGTAGCCACCACTCATACTGCTGGCACTCGTGTGACTATCACGCCTTCCTTTCCGCGATCAGTTATCCGCCGAAACATTAACTTGGCTATTGATGCGGTCTACCCAGATTTGTTTGGTGTGTACTACACGACCTTCCCATTCCAGGCAGCAGTGACTACTTACGTATTGCCACAAGAAGCAATTGATATTCTTGGTGCTTCTTGGCAGACCATTGGACCATCTAAAGAATGGCTCCCAATTCGTCACTATCGCGTAGACCGTATGGCTAACCCAGGCTACTGGAACAGCGGCAAGACCATTTCAATCCGTGAAGGCATTATCCCTGGTCGTACAGTCCAGATTACCTATACAAAGAAACCAGCAATTTTAACCTACGACTCGGATGACTTTTCTAACCTTACTGGTTTGCCTGAGTCAGCTCGTGAAGTAATCGTACTTGGTGCCGCTTACCGTACAGCGATGTACCTAGATATGGGTCGTGTCCCAGCACAGACAGCTGAGGCTGATTCACAAGGTCAGACAAATCCAATTGGTTCTGCCGTTAATGTTGGCCGAACAATTCAACAGATGTATCAACAGCGTTTGCTTATTGAAGTCCGTCGCCTTCAAGAGCAGTACCCACCTCGTACCCACTACACAAGCTAAGGACAACCAATGGCATCTCGTTATTACAGCGCAGTGGCGCAAGATACAACTATTACTAATACCATAACATCTTCATCTACATCCGTTACGGTTGCTGGTACAACAGGATACCCAAGCACATATCCTTTTGTTCTTGCTCTTGATTACAATACGGCTAATGAAGAACTTGTTACGGTTACTAACGTAGCGGGCTTAACTCTTACCATTACTCGCGGATATAACGGCACAACTGCTGTGGCACATAATCCTGGGGCGGTAGTGCGTCACGTTATTACTGCTCAAGACCTAACAGATGCCCAAAACCACTATGGCGCTACCACATCTGTACACGGCATTGCTGATACTGCTAAGTTAGCGGTCAACTTAACTCTTAATGCACAGACTGGAACTACCTATACGTTGGTGGCAACTGATGCTAGCAAGTTAGTTACCTTCAATAATGCCAGTGCAGTAACCGTAACTGTCCCAGCTGGAATCTTTACTGTTGGTCAGCAAATTAACCTTCAGGGCATCGGCGCAGGGGCTGTCACTATTCAAGGTGACGGCACAACAACCCTCACATCTACTGGTTCATCAACACCCGCACTTCGTGCACAGTATTCAGCGGCAACAATCATTTGCACAGCAACAAACACATTCACTGTAGTGGGAGACTTTGCATAATGCCAATCCTTGGAATCATATCCTCTGCTAAGAGGTCGGTACCAGGCGCACCAACAATTGGTACCGCAACTGCAACTGGTACATCAACGGCTACAGTTGCTTTTACCGCTCCTGCCTTCACAGGCCATTCGCCGATTACTTCATATACAGCGACATCTAGCCCAGGTGGCATTACTGGCACTGGTTCTTCATCGCCAATTACTATGTCTGGTTTAACCCCTGCAACATCTTATACATTTACAGTAACTGCTACCAATGCCCAGGGCACTGGTCCAGCGTCTGCTGCATCTAATTCAATCACAACTTCATCTGCCGCTCCAACATCAGTCACTTATCTTGTTGTTGCTGGTGGCGGTGGTGGTGGTGGTAAGTCTGGCGCAGGAAGTGGATTTGGCGGCGGTGGTGGTGCAGGTGGATATCTCACATCTACGCTTGGCGTATCAGGTGGAACTGGTTACACAGTTACAGTTGGAGCAGGTGGCGCAGGTCAATCTACAAGCCCAACAGCGGGTAATGGAAGCAACTCAGTATTTGCTTCCATAACTTCAACTGGTGGCGGTGAAGGTTCTTGTAACTTCCCTGCTGGCGGTTCTAACGTTGGCCAAAATGGTGGTTCGGGTGGTGGTTGTTCTTATAACGGAACCGCAGGTACTGGCATATCAGGCCAAGGCCACAATGGAACTGTCGGCGCACCTACAACCGCAGCAGGTGGTGGTGGTGGCTCTAGCACAACAAGCGCAACCGCAGCAGATGGTGGCTTGGGGACTTCTTCAAGTATTACTGGTTCTTCTGTTGCTTATGCTGGTGGTGGTGGCGGTGGTGCTGGAAGCGCACCTGGAGGCACTGGTCAAGCAAGAGGTGGTAACGGCGGCGGAGCAGCAAATGGAAGTCCTGCAGCAGCAAACTCTGGCAGCGGTGGCGGTGGTGCTGGTTCTTTGAATACCACAGTGTATACTGGTGGTAATGGCGGTTCAGGTATTGTTGTTATTTCTTATCCAAATAGTTACCCAACACTTACTTCAATTGGTGGGGGATTAACTTATTCCTATGCAAATACTGGCGGAAACAATGTTTATACATTCACAGGTGGAACAGGAACGGTGAGTTGGTAATGGCACATTATGCATTTCTTGATGATAGTAATATTGTTACAGAAGTAATTGTTGGCAAAGATGAAACCGAATTCATTGATGAACTTACTCCTGAAGAATGGTATGGAAATTTCCGTGGTCAAAGATGCGTAAGAACTTCTTATAATGGAAACATTCGTAAAAACTATGCAGGCGTTGGAATGATTTATGACCCAATACGAGATGCTTTTTATGCGCCTCAACCATTTGAGTCCTGGGTATTAAATGAAGAAACCTGCCAATGGGAACCACCAGTTGCTATGCCAACTGATGGGCAGGAGTACGTGTGGGACGAGCCAAGCAAATCTTGGATTGTTGTACCACCAACAGCGTAAGTAAGTATTACCAGCCCCCGCAAGGGGGCTTTTTTATTGGAACAAACTAAGGAGTAGGTGTGGCACTAGACGGCATTAAGCACATTGCAGAGCGTCCCGTTGATCCAGTTGGCCAGCCAACTAGCACATCAGGAACAACGTATATCAACAGCTCTAACACATACGACGTAGCCGTTGGTGGCATCCCGTTCTTCCTTGGCATCAGCGAGAAGTACCCATACAAGCGCGAGACTGCGCAGTACCGCAAGCAACAGATTGATATGCAGAAAGAACCAGGCGAGCAGACACTGACCTCATGGTGGCTTCGCTCCCAGTCCTCATTCCACTACGGTGCAGGCATCCGCTTTGAGGAGCCAATCCAGGGCGGGTTTGTAGAGAGTCGCTTTAACAAGTCAGCTGGTGTTGATGTCTTTAACATTGGCAAGGTAAGCCTTCTTCCAGATGTAGACCTAGCCCTTGCTGCATCAAGTAGTCCCATGCTTGAGGGCGCTACAGACGCCAATGGTGTAGATATTGTTTTGCAGGCAGACGGATCTACCCTTAGCCGTATTACCGCAGTAGGAACATCCACTACCCTTACATGGGGTGGCTCTGGAACGATCCTAGACATTGCCAACGATGGCGTTAACTACTACGCCGCAAATGCAACTGGTATCTACAAGGGTCCACTCACTGGTGCAACAAGTGGCACCCTGATCTTTACCCACCCAACCGTTGCTACTGGCACGGTTACATCTGTCAAGATGAACTGGGTTAAGCAACGCCTTATTGCTGGTGTTAATAACTATCTCTATGAGATTACACCAATTGCTTCTTTTGCCGTAAGCGCTGCTTCACTTTCAGCCAACGTTGCAACACTAACAACGGCTACATCACACAACTTCCAAGCCTTTAGTCAGGTAACTGTTGCAAGTTTAACATCACCGTACAATGGAACATGGTCAGTCACTAATGTCCCAGCCGCAAATCAATTTTCTTTTTACCATAACAATGCTGACGTAGCATTTGCCAATGGACTGACTGGAACCGCTGTGCTTGCTGTTAACAACAGCCTTCCTATTTATTCTCATCCAAATCCTTCTTGGGTGTGGACTGGTATTGCAGAAGGCCCTAACGCTATTTATGTATCTGGCTACTCAGGAGATTCGTCTACTGTCTACCGCTTATCACTTGATACTAGTGGAGCCGTGCCACTTCTTACCAAGGCATTAACCGCAGCCGATATGCCACGAGGCGAGTTGGTCTATTCTCTCGGATCATACATTGGCAAGTACATGGTCTTCGGTACCAACAAGGGCATCCGTGTAGGCCAGATTGATACATCAGGCTTTGTGTCATCAGGTTACATTACCTATGGCCCACTATCAGTTGTCACTAATGGTTATGACCCAGCCAGTGGAACAAACCTTACTGGCTCACCAGTCAAGGCCATCATGTTCCAGGATCGCTATGCCTACTGCACGGTTACAAACTACATAGACAATGGCGATGGCACATACTCTTCAGGTCTTATCAAGATTGACCTAAGCCGTGAAATTAACCCTAACCAGATGGCATATGCAACCCACCTTCGCGTGCCAAGCACAAACGAAGTAAGCGATGTAGCAGTCTTTGGTCGCAGCAATAAGATCGTTATTGGTGTAACTGGCAAGGGAACATACATCCAATCAAACAATCTTTGCACGTCTGGCTATCTACAGACTGGCTTGATCCGCTACCTCACCCTTGAGGACAAGCACTTTAAGTTGGTCAAGCTCCTTGCCCAGAACCCAGTGGTATCTAACATCAAGGTATCTACCGTTCTTGATGACGGCACAATTACAGACATGATCGTTGCTGATCCTAACTTTAATCTTAGCCAGGATATTGCAACAAACCTACAATCTGAACGCGCTTCCCTTGCGCTTAGGTTTACCGTCTATCCAACATCGGATCTCTCAGATGCAACTACCTTTAACGGTTACCAGCTGAAAGCACTGCCAGCAGTTCACCGTACCCGCATCATTACAATGCCGCTTCTTAACTACGACTTTGAGGGCGACAGATACAACATGACTACTGGTTACGAGGGCCGTGCCGCTGAGCGACTACTAGCCATTGAGACCCTTGAGGGGCCAGGCAACGTCTTAACTTTGCAGGACTTTACTAACAATGAGACTGTTCAAGGTGTCATTGAAAGCATTACCTTTGAACGCATGACTCCACCAGATCGCCGATTCAAAGGCTTTGGCGGAATCATTTACCTCCAGTTCCGCACGCTATAAGATAGGGAAAACTGCAATGTCACCAGATACCGCCACCATCGTCTACTCCTACTTCTTCGTAGGTGCCGCCTTGCTCGCAGGAATGGGCATGATCGCTCGGCACACTATTGGCAAGTACACAGAAGAACTTAAAGACAAGTTAAACCGCATTGAGTATGCGCTCTATAACGATGGCAAGACTGGCCTCATCAACAAGGTAGATCAGTTAATTGAAAACCAACAGCTCATCAAGATTGATGTTGAAGTAATGAAGTCAAAGGTTGACGCATGACCCAGAAGGATGACTTCGTAGCCAAAGCCCGCTCTCAGGTAGGTATCAAAGAATCCCCAGCAAATTCTAATAAAACTATCTATGGCAAATTCGCAGGCCATGATGGCCAGCCGTGGTGCGGCTCATTTGTTATGTGGTGTGCGTCAGAGGTGAAGTTTAAGGGTATGCCTAATTGCGTCTATACGCCCGCTGGAGTCACTGGATTCCAAGGAACGGGTCAATGGTCCAACCACGAGACAGCAAAGCCCCAGCCAGGCGATGTGGTCTTTTTCTCATTCAGCGGTAAAGGCACCGAGCATGTGGGTATCGTGGTCAAGGACAACGGTGACGGCACGGTTACAACCGTTGAAGGCAACACCACCCCTGATGGCAAGACAGGATCAGAGGCTAATGGCGGAGAAGTTTGCCTCAAGACACGGGCATACCAGACCGCAAACAAGCGTAAAATGGTAGTATTTATCGTCGGCTTTGGACGACCAAAGTGGACTTCTTAAGGAGAAAACAAATGGCATCAAATCGTTACTTTGTAAACGTGCCACCAAAGGTCTGGACTGTTCTTGGCTTTTGGTTCCACGTAGCAGCAGGCGGTGTACTTACTGAGTACATCATTCACCACACAACATCACTCAAGGCTCTTGGTGGTGCAGCACTTGCTGCTCTAGCGCCAGTCTTATACCGTTACTTTAATCCTGGTGACACATTCCCAGCAGCAGCACCTGCACTTGTTGCAGCTGATGCGGCAGTCAAGGGAACAACTCCACCAACTGCGTAACAAACGCTTTAACTTAACCCTCATCGCTTCGGCGGTGGGGGTTATTTTTTTATGCCGTTTTCCAGTTAGGGGCTATCCGCATAGCCGCCCCTACCAGAGCCTTCAGGCTCCCCTGTATTT